CAACGACCATATCTCGTGCGGGAAGCCCCTTCACCTTGCAAACTAAACCAGATGTGGCACTTGTTGTAGAACGTCTACCAGGACGTGGTAATAACGTGCTTGTACTTGGTTCCTCTGTAGGTGAAGTATGGACACAGGTTGGTGGTACAGAGAACTATCGTCGCGTCCAATCCTTTAATATCGACTACGGTGTAGCAGGAATATCGACTCTAGCATCTAGTGAGGAATATATTTGCTGGTTAGCTAAGAATGAGAATAATCAGCCAGTAATTATGTACACAGATGGGGCTAGTACGAAGATCATTTCTACGGATGGAATTGATAATCTATTAGGGAGTATTCAATTTCCTGCGGATTCAACTGCCTTCTTCTATAGACAGGATGGACATCTTTTCTACCAAATTACATTCTACAATCCTGTGGATAATTTAACTCTTTTCTACGATTTTACCACTCAGATGTTTTTCCATGCTTCGGATGAGAGTCTAAATTATCACCCAGCAGATAAGGTAGCTTTGTACAATGGCAGTAGCTATTTCATTTCTCTGAATGACGGCTCTCTGTACAACATGGCTACGGACCTTGTTACCTATAATTACAGCACAGATTCTACTTCACCAGGAGCGGAAATTCCTAGGATTAGAATTTGTAAGACTGTACGCAAGAAGAATTCAGATCGCTTTCGAGTAGGAGAATTCACGTTCTGGATAGAACAAGGTGTGAATAATTATTACTTGGGTAATCCAGTAGCTCCTAGAGTGGATATGAGCTTCAGTAACAACGGAAATCAGAGCTTTAGTAATATTGTTAGCAGACCACTAAATACTGCAGGAAACTATCGAAATCAGTTACGTTATTGGACGCTTGGCCAAGCAAATGAATTCACAGTCCAGCTTCGATTCGTAGGCTTTCAACGCTTTGTCTTAGGCCCCGCTATAGTGAGTATTTACTAATGACTTCGCCAGCACTTCCAGCTTTCTTTAATATGCGATGTACAGAAAAGGGAGATTCTTTTTCTCCAGATTATTATTTGTACAACGATCAGATGTTTCAAGTCTTGAACAGTAGGATTACAATCTATGGTCTAAATGTACCTTCTTTCACAAGTACAGAAGTCGTGGCCTTTTCTCCAACACCTACAATTGGTACTATATGGTACAATAGTTCATTAGATAAACTACAATTTCAAGGTGCTAGTGCAGTCCAGACTATTACTAGTACATAATGAGGAACAGAGAATATGGGCTTATTTGGTAACTTACTTGGCGGTGGAGGCTCTAATCCTTCTGATGCTGCTAATCCTTTTATAAATCAAATTCCTGGAACCATTAAGCCCTATATGGAACCTTATATTAATCGAGGAAATTCTGCTTACGATGTAATGAATCCTCAATTAACCTCTATGGCCCAAGATCCGGCTGCATATCTTGAACAATTGATGGGCCGCTATCAACCTTCAAAGTCTTACAATCTAAGACGGGATGAGGCTTTGCAGGCTGCTGGTAACACGGCAGCGGCAGGAGGTATGCGAGGTAGCTTACAGGATATTACTAACTCATCACGCATAACAGATTCACTTCTAGGTGACGACATGCAGCAATGGCTTAACAATGTTCTAGGTATTCAGGGGACCGGATTAAAAGGGCAACAGGATCTGTACAATACTGGATTTAGCGCGTCTCAAGGCTTATCAAGCGATCTATCTAATGTTTTGGGGACGCAGGGTCAGTTAGCATTCCAAGGTGCTGCAAATCAAAATAAACGGCAATCGGATATGTTTTCCGGAATTGGAACTTTACTGGGCACAGGAGTAGGAGCCTTCTTCGGAGGTCCATTCGGTGCAATGGTAGGTGGTTCTATTGGCGGTAGTGTATTTTAGGAGTAAATAGTCTATGCCCTTTCAACCGATAAACTTTGCTGGCATTGAACCTCAGGGCATACCCCAGGGTAATCAGATCATGCCTGGATTGATTGCAAGCCTGACAAATGCCTACAAGCTTAGTCAGATGCCTCAACAATTTCAGCAACAAGGGGAAGCTCAACGCCTTACAAATGCATATGCTCAAATGCGAAATCAGCAGGAGCCTCAGCGATTTCAGGGAGAGCAGGAAGCTCAAGGACTTCAAAATGCTTTAAGGCAAGCTCAGGCAAAGAAATTGCAACAAGAATCGGAAGCTCCTTTGGGAGGTGCAGTAGTTCCAGGGGCATTGGGTCAAGCTCTTTGGTTACATAAAATTAAGCAAGAGTATGGAGAAAAGAGTCCTCAATTTCAGGATGCCAAACGTGCTTTTGATGCAGAATTAGAACAGAAACAATATCTGAATCAATATCGCAATGCTTTGACAGAAAATGCGGGGAAACGTTTCTCTACTAATCTAGGCAAGCAGGAACAAGAAATTAAGGAAATTGAAGAAGGACATGTTCCAGGCACGGGTGGTAAACAAGAATTAAATCCGACGGATCAACAGGCTATGTTAGATCGCTATAAATTGAATCGGCAAAAAGGTATTTCCGACACGCAAACACGTCAGCGTGCGCTCTTTGCTTCGAATGTAGATAAGACGCTGGCCGAGATTAATCCCGAGGATTTAACGCAATATGGTGGTATAAAAGGCCAAGCAAAGTTAAAAACAGATGAACTTGCTGCTGGATTAGGCTCGCCATCTGAGGGTTATCAAAAGTATCAGAAAGCCTTAACTCTTTCTACTCTCTTGGCTAAGCAAGTGCGCCAATTCTATGGGGATTCAATCACTCCAGGTGTTCAAGAAAAATTAGCCATGTTAACTAGTCCGGCGTCTTGGAAAAACGATCCTGTAACTGCTCTTGGTAACTTTAAAACTTTCAAGAATATTTTGCAGAAAGAGACGGAGACTTATCGGGGCGGCTTGAAGAATACGAAGGAATATGAAGGCGAGAAGGAGTCTGGACCTAAAAGACTTAAATTTAATCCAGGTACGGGGGCGTTTGAATGATAGTAGAACTTCCTAATGGACAGGAATTGGAATTCCCAGACGATACTCCACAGGATGTTATGCGTCAGGCCATTCACAAACATTTTCCCGAATATGCTCCTAAGCCGGTGCAAAGCTTAGGGGAAAAATTAGGAAGTGCTTTAAAACGTGGAGCAGCCGATGTTGGGGTAGGAGCATCAGAATTGGTTCGAAATGTGATTAATGCTCCTCATAACCTATTATGGAGTGGTTTTCCTAAACAAGAACAACCTGATTATCAAGCTGCTTTCGGTGCACCCCGCGAGGAAGAAAAAACTTTAGCTGATAAACTTCTTCAATTCACTCCAGAACTTGCAACAGCTATTGCATTACCAGCAGCCTCTCTTGGAACTGCAGGTCGTGCGATAGAATCGATTCCTAAAGCTGGAAAGTATTTAAAAACAGCATTAGGGAACGCTTTATCTCAAGGTGGTTTTGCTGCAACTCAAGTTCCTGAAAATGCGGAAGAAGCAGGATTAACTGCGGGAGCAATTGCAGGGCCCTTTACAGCTCTTGCACAAGGTGCAAGAGAAGGTTCTCCTCTTACACGTCTTTTATCAAAGGGATTGATAGGAACCGGAATAGGAACAGGAGCGTTTCTTGGCGCAAAAGAAGCCGGATTTGGAAATTTAGGCGCTGGATTGACAGGTTTAGGTGGTGGTTTATTAGCCGCTAAATATGGACTAAATCCTTCGCGGATAGCAAAAGAGACAGCCCTTGAGGGCGTAACTCCTGCTAATTCCATGGAAGCATTAGAAGCTGCGAAACGTTTAGGTTTAAAATATATAACACCTGCAGAAGCCTCCAATCTTGCACCGGTCGGAGCAATGCAAGGCGGTCTAGGTAAAACTCCTGGTGCTGCCCCAATACTTTATAAAGCTGGAATGGACCGCTTATCCACTGAAAAAACGGCAATAGAAAATTTATTTAAAACTATTTTTAATGAAAAAGAATTAGCTCCTCGAGTTGAGGATCTTTATTCGATAGCTCGTCCAAAAGCAGTACCAGCAGAAGATTTATCAAAACTTAAAGATAATGAAGTATTTAAACGTGCACTGAAGATGGTTGAAAATAAGACTGCCTACAAAGAAAGTCTTAAAGGGGTGCCGAAAAATAGTGTGGACTATCTAGACCATGTAAAACAAGCCATGGATGATCTTATCGAAAAAGCTCCTAAGAAAGAAGGAAGAATCATTAAGAAAGCTAAGAAGGAACTTGTAGAAGTGGCAGATAAAGCTGCACCCGAATATAAAGAAGCCCGTGGATTAGCTGAAAGACAAATAACGCGTCAAAAATTAGAAGAATTTTTCGATAAAAGAAAAATCACTGGATCAAATTTTGCCAAATTTTTAGAGAGCGGAAAAAATTATAATAAACTCCAACATAATCTCAGAAATATTCCAGAAGCTCAGAAAATGGCTGAAGACATGCGTCTTATATTTCCACGTTTGATTAATATTCAGAATGCTAAGGGGGCCGAAGCTTCGTCTAGAACAAGTATGTCTAAATCGAGAGATTTAAGTGATTATGCAATTAGGCAATTGAAAGAGGCATTATCTCTGGGTAGTTATGATAGAAATGCTACTAAGTTAATCACCAATCCAAAATGGATTGATGAACTAATCAAGATGCAAAAGAATTCCAGATCTCAGAAGAGTTTTGGTAGAATTGCAGATATATTGGGTAAGGGCGGCGGTCAAAGTGTGGCTCAGTAACCACCATAAGGACGCCATACATTCATGAATATTATTACCACAAATATTGTTGCTGCTAATGTTACCATTTTATTCTCCTATCCTCGACTCAGAGGAAAAACTGATAAGTACTACAGTAATTGCGATGAAGACGCACAGGCAAAATGCACCTGTAAACATAAATTTAAGAAAATCGAAGTATAGTTCTAGCATTTTGCCACTGCTCCCTACTTAATAAAATGGGTACTTAGTATAAGCACATAGCTACCTAGTATTAACCCTATCATCCAGTACATAAATGTATTGAACTTTGTATCTATCCTGGCTTCCATACCTTGCATGTGTCCATCTATTCTATCTATCGCCTTGAAAAGATGGGTGCCTTGATTCTCCAGAATCTTGATTTGTAATTCTTGCTCAGTATAAACTTTTTGATTGTTAAACATAATCCATCTCCTGTTCAAAACCTACCAATTTATCCATAATGGGTCAAGAGAAAAGTGCGTGGATATTGAGAAAGTTGCTAAGTAATTGTAATTGTTAAAGTTTGTGGGACATGAAAACGACTTTCTTGTCCCACATATTAAGCTAGTACTTTGGACTATTTTGTGCCTATCGGGTAAGATTAAGAAAATTAATCCGGATAGGGAAAAAGCTATGGCATTGGACGAACATTATATAGTCACTGCTGATCTTGAAGAGTTCTTCGTAGATAAGAATACAGGGCTTCCTCTAGCCAATGGGATTATCTATTTCTATAGAGACAGTGCACGAAATGAATTAAAGCCTATCTATTATCTAAGCGGTGCTCCTCCTGATTATACCTACACAGTTCTACCCAAT